CAACATCACCGGAAATCTGGAAGTCCATAGAACCGGTCTGAACACCATCAACACTTGAGTCGGCAACTGTCGGGAACTTCATGCAACTGGCCGAAAAGGTTCTGGTTTTGGCAGGAGTTTCAATTTTGTAAATATCCACTGAAGACGCCTTAAAAGCCACTTCAACGGCAATTTGGCCAGGGTCGGTCTCAAGAACATGGATGTCGGTAGTAAAAGTTCCGTTATTGACAAGACCGGTCCTGAACTCTTTAGCTGTGGAATCAAGATCGGTAACGTCGATACTCGATGTATTGGCATTGGACGGCTTGATAGCCTTAACCTCTTTAACCTGTATCCAATCAGAAGGGGTAGCGGTGGCAGTAGTACCGACAATAGTTGCGCCAGTGGTATCAATATCGACGGTGAAAGTAGTATTGGTAACACCAATCGCTTTGTGGCTAACGACATGAGTGCCGTTAAGCAGAGCAGCGTCGGCACCGGTCACATCGGCAATGACACAATTATCACCATTGAGCAACGCTGTCGCTACAGTGGCATTCAAAAACGTCAAAACGGTAGGAAACCCAGCAGTAACCGAAACCAAAGCTAACGGCGTAGCAGCGGAACCTGCGATATACAACTTACTTCCTTGGGCGAGTTGGGCAGCGATACTCATAACCTTCTCCTTAATATTTGTGCCAACGCACATTATTTGTTTGCGCTAAATGCGCGTTAATTCCTTATCCAACAATAAAACTCAGAATGCGAGTAAAACCTTTTAGTATCTTTTTCAAAACCGTCAGTAGGAACAGAAATAAGCACATTAACCAAACCTCCTTCGGCAGCAAAAGGATCTTCTCTATTCTCAATTGCGGTAACTGTAATAGTGTTTGCGGTTTTCATTGCTTCCGCAACCAACACTTCCTTAGCCTTCAAATCATCGTAGTCAATAGCATAAATCGAGATCTGAACTCTAGGTCTAACTAAATCATCAACACCCTCAAGCGTAACAAAAGTAGCACCGCCGACTATGTTATAAATTCCATAAGTTAGTACAACATCAACCGCCTTTCCTTCGGGATCAGGATGGACAACCGGGTAAAATTCCTCATTAAAAATTGAACCCAGAATTGAGTTTAAGCTTTTGGATAAACTCATTTTTTACATAAGTCATATTTATTCAATAGCATGGTCAACTCATCTTTATCCGTTTCAGCAAAATAATGACATTTAACTTCAACGGGTTCATTTAAAGCTACCCGTAGCTCAAAAGAAACCGTACCTTTAGGTAACTTTAAAGTTTTGATCAATTCCTTAACCAGATCATTACCAGCAATTGCTTTATCGTTCATTGCGCTTTAACTCCCGATTGACATGTAAAGTCAACGTCCCTATGACGTTCATCAATATCGTCAATACCAAGTATTGAATAAATTTTATCATCATACAGTATCCGCATTGTGGGTAATAACCCAGCGATATATTTAATCCTGATTATAACATTTGCCCCAGGGTTTGCAGCTTGAGCAGCCTGCTTTTCATAAGTACGCATCGTTTTAATTTTTGCGTACACTTGTTTAAACAACACCCATGAGGTTGTTACCGCCCCCGAATCGCTTTTAACTTTCACAGGAGTTTGAATTATAACCAATGATCTGCGTTGCCCAGCTCTAGCCATTAGTATTTAGACACTCTAAAATTAGCAATTAAACCATCACCCAAAGTCTTAGTCATATCCAATAAGGTTTCTCCGCGATCACCAATTACAACAGATTCGCGATGCTCAACAAAATTAGCAACATTCAATGTGATCCATTGTTGGATTCCTTTAGGACATTCCAATGTAACAGCATCATTAAACCCATACCCACAAGTAAATGTGATTGTGACAACCGCCAGATCGGCCAACGCAACAGGCCACACTTCATCAAAAACAGGGATCACCTTTGAAGGCTGTACCGGGTCATCTGCGTTAACTACCACTCGATACAAACTACTATCCAAAGTTATCTCATCGCCATCAGTATCAGTATAAACAATACTGTCAATTGATCTTAACGGAGGATTTATTATTTCAATGGGGAGTCTACCAGCAGGAAAAGCATTCAAGGTTATGACAAGCTGCTTAACGATTAAAGCTCTTCTGGTACGAGATTCACATTCTTCTCGAAGAGCGGTAATAAACATACCGACTTTATCAACTTGATCAGACAGATCGTTTAAAACCTGAGCTTCAATATCGGTAACTGAAACTGGTTCCCCAGGAGACGTTACCGGTGTTCCTTCTTCGATTATTGTCATGTCGGAACCGTTATTAACTGTGGGTTGGTGAAATTATAACCGGCTTTATTTTTCCAACTATAATAATCGCCAGGATCTAATTGAAAAGTCACTATGCCCGTAGCGTCCGTTAACAATGTACCAGCTATCACTACGGTACCGGTAATATCCGAAGTTATATATACTTCTACACCACTGATGGGTAGTCCGTCAACCTCAATAAGAATATCTTGAGAAACGGAGCCAGGGCCGATAGGATTTTGAGCCAATAAAGTGGTTTGTAAAGCTGTGTCACCGTCAGATAATAGAAACGTACCGCTAGTATTTTGAGTAGCGTCGGCAGTTAAATAAATATAGAAAAATGTCGGTTCGATTACGTTGGGATTGGTCAAACTATAATTACCAAACCCTAACTCAACCAGTGTAACACCAGCAATAGATACTGCTGCGCCTGCCGCTGTTTTACAACTCAGCGTAAAATCTCCCAACACTTTACCGGTTACGGTTGGTGCAAATTCTATGAAGATTGTCGTTGACATTCCAATTCCTTTATTTAATCTTTAGGTATAGAGTAATTGTCATCCTCATGTTCCTGCCAAATGGTTGTAGTCTGTCTTGGTATGACATTACAGAGTCGCCGCCAATTTAAACAAGTTGTCAATCTCAACATCAGTCAACCCGAGAGCGGCACCAAAGGAAACCACAAGGGGGTCGAGCCGTTCAAATATTGTTGCGTGTAACCAGCCGTCTTTTGCGTCTTGGTCGGCGGCTTCTATGGCGGCTTCTATGGCGTCCCGGTGTCCTGTTTGGTTAAGTGCTTTGCGGATCTGCCAAGGGCTTGCGGTCATGGTGGCGCGTAATTCTTCCGGTAATTTGCCAATTTTTTGATACGTATATGTGATTGCATCGGCGGGGAAAGGTGTTATTATCGCGCCGTATCGTTGGCTGTCATGATCTATTTTAGGAATGACTCTTAAAAGCCAACCTGATTCTATATAATCATCATGGGTTGGTATTACATTTCCTTTGACCGGATGCTTTAAAATCTTATCACTATCTGAGCTGCGCTGTTTCTTTATTTTGTTTCTATCTTCGCTTGGAAATCCGTATACCTGATCCATATTACACCGTAAGGTTATATTAGTTTGATGCGTAAATTCTGGCTTTTACAATCTCTGCCGGTGTGGGATTTTGCATTATTAAAACTTCTTTAACATCACCCACCAAGTTAAAACCAAACGCCGCCGATCTTCCTAAATTTAAAGGATTTGCGGGATCACCACTATTATGTGGTGTATTGGTAGTTTCGGCGGTCATTACACTGCTGCCGTCTACCGATACAATCATATCGTCACCAACTCTTCCGAATACATAGTTAGCGTCCAGGACCCCCCATGTTTGGGCCGGGCAGCTATCATTAGGCGATACAGCACGTATTATAGATTGCCCGACCACCCCTTTGCGGATAAAAGCATCGCAAGCGTCATTTCGCGCTGAAGACGAGCTATCATCATAAGCCAGAATAAAACCTATTTGTGCAGTTGATGCGCCGCCCGTATCAAGAACAGTATAGAAAGTATCAGGGTTAGCTAACGTAATGTAAAAAACTACTAAAGCTAAAAAGTCAGTTCCGTCATGTAACAACTTCCAATCCGCCGCGTCCGCCGCGTCTGCATATTTTGTTCCGTCAAACCTAAATACTGGGTGGCCATTTACGATGTTTTCTTTGAAAATAGGGGCATGACCAGTGCCATCAAGGTCAAAACCATTGCCGCTGAAATCAGTGATTGTATTTGCATTATCATTGTCTGAGTATGCTGTCTCTTTATCCGCCGCATACCAGGCGTAAGTGTTGGGACTATCTGCGGGTGTCCATGGTGACGGTTCAGCACCACCCATCATCACTTTTAAATAATTCTGCATTATTGTAAGTCCGTTTGTGAATTACCCAGGGAGGCGTTTAACCCCTCACCACTTAACACAAGCTTGTCCTTACCGTCCGTAGTCAATGTTAAAGAACCGCCTGGAACTTCAATAGCCCCCAGGACTAGACCGCTTGAATGATTGCCCCAGTTTATCGCCTCGATTATAACACCCCATGGCCCATCTAGTTCGTTGGTAAAATCAAGAGAATCCATAGAGGCTGTAGCCGTTAATTTCTGGTAATCTCCAGCGTTTATATCCACAACGACTGCGCCGGAAATATTACGCGGGGCCGGGGCTGTCCCTATTTTAAGTTTTCGATCTTCCAAACCATTTAAAGCACTCTGAACATCTTCTTCAGTAATACCCACATAAGGAACATTGACAATATACTCCGCCAACCTATTGAGGAGCTGGTTTAAATATTTAGGAACCCAAGGTCTTGCAGGCATTGCTTAACTCCTAGTTGTCAACATACTGTGGTCTTGTAATTTTCATTAGAATAACTCTTTCCATCTTATTGATAAGTCAATATCGTTAGCAGTTGGACATTCTGCGTAAATGGTCGCCCATTCATTCGGCCTAAGTTTAACAAGAAACTTCTCAACATCTTCAAAGAAAGAATCAACTTTAGCCATGTTCCAGGGTAAAGCAATAATTCCTGTATTCAAGTCGGTCACTGCATTAATTGAATATTCCATTACAGAATCAACGCCGACATCGTTCCAATCTCCGGGAGTTGTAATAGTAGGATTTTTTTGTATCCCCCATTTGACCGGCTTGTTTCCATCAGTAGCAGCCGATATCAATAACAATTGAGTTGATATTTTATTTGAAATTCCAAAATACGATGATTTATTTCTGAAATGAATTAATTGAGTCTGAGCGCCAGCCACTAGTGTAGTGGTGGGTATACTAAAAGTAAATATCCTTGCCATT